TTTTCAATATTGCTGAAAAGAAATCCGCTATTTTAATCGTGCTACTGAAAGCGCCCGAAATATCGTTAACAACTAAAGTAATAGGGTCTACAATTGCTTTATCGAAAAATTGTGCTCCACTTTCATAAGATACTGTAAACCTTAAATCGAAATTAACGGTTATTGATTCATCTGAATAAATATAAATTTGATAATCATTAATTGCTACACTTGGCGCTGTTACAAAAATAGTTAAACCAGTTACTCCCGTTTCAACCGTTGTAGTTGAAAATAAAACATTATTTCGATAAACTTCAACGAATAATTTTGCTGAACCTGAACTTCTTGTAAGGTTGATTATTTCAACTTCTGTTCTATATTCCTCTTTTATTGTAATTACGCTCGTTGTTGAATTTATAGAAATTTGAGAACTTTGAGGCGCAGGAACTGAACCGTTTGGAAAACTAACTAAATGTTTATTTGATAAAACATTAAACGTTTCCGCTAATTGATTTCTAAAATATAAATCCGTCCATCGTGTTGAACTAAAAAATGTACTATTGAAAGTAATTCCAAATTTAGCTTCTATAAAATCAAATATTTTAGAAACACGAACGGCAGGAAACAATTCTCTATAACTTATTCCTTTTGTAGCTTCAAAAATATTATCAACATTTCCAGTTATATCATTCCAAAAACGTTTTGGGCTAATCAAAGGAAATCTAACATCGTAGCTTGTTGTTCCGTCTTCAAGTCTATCTTGAACGGCTTGCCCGTTGTAAGTAAAATTTAAACTTGAGTAATCCAAATCTTTCAATTGCAATTCCCCAAACCTATCTTTTAGCGAAGTCAACGTTCCAAAGAAATTTAACGAATAACTTACAACTTGACCGTCTTTAATTACCGCTTCATTAAGTTGTATTTTACCAACTCTGAAAGGCATCGTTTCGATTTCTATAAATGCGTCACGTCTTAAATTTTGGTCGATTGTAGGTACAACATCGCTTTCATACCAATGTTGGAAAATAGCGTTGTTTCGTGGTGATGCAGGAACTAAAAACGATTGTGAAAAGTCGCTGAATACCTTGCTGATATCTTGAACGTTTGCAACAGAACTATTAACCGTAACAATTTCATCTTTGAACAAATCAACTTCAACTCCCTCAATAAACAGTTGCAACTTCGTCATAAGCGTATTCAAAATCTAATGTATAGTTCAAGTCTTTCTTGTTTACTATTTTAAATAAATCAGCATCATTTGTTAATATTTTAGCAGGTAAATTATTAACCATTATTCTTTCCGATAACATAAGCTGTTCAATGATAAACTTAAAGTTTTCATCTACGCTTCCTGAATTAACTGTTATTTTTCTTCGTGCATTTCGATTCATTTGCCTTGTTTGCCCGTCCGAAACAGTCCATTGATTAACTGTTGGAACGGCAGTAAGGAAATTATAATCTTCGCTTGTTGTTGTAATTTTATCCGTTGATGCTTTAAAGAAAAAAACACGTTGCCACCCTCCTAACTTATTTATAAAGTCAATCGTTACGGGTGTGTATCTACATTCTGCTAACGGCTTGAAAGTGAACGATTGAAGCAACACATCGGACGGGCTGTAAAATTCAACTCTATTTCCACCTGCATAGTAATTGCTTGATGGTGTTGTTGCACTTTGCCAAATGTAAGGAATGTCGCAATAGCGTTGGTTTACCGTATCTATATTTGTTGTTTCAAAGTTGGTTGGATTCGCTAAAGAAACATATTTTACATAAGCTGAAATTCCTAAAAAAACAGTAAAATAACCAGGTGAAAGTAATCCACTTGGAACGGTTGTATCGCTTGTTTTTGGATAGTAAAAAACCATTCCACTTGGGTATTGAAACAAAGGGAAAGCACTATTAAAAGTTAATACCTCATTATTCCACGGTAAAACTGCTAAACCACCACTATCAGTATAGGCACGGTAGCCGTCAAACGAACGATAAGTCCTTGTATCAATTAGTGTGTAAGTTCCTGAAACGTTTTTATATCTTTTTACTTGAACGTAAGCACTCGCTCCACTTGGTGTTAAAGTTGCAGGGCTTGTTAACGTTCTAATATTTTGGTACGTGTTACTAATAAATTCACGAACAAACGGACTTACGTTGTATCGTGTAACGTTATTCGTGCTACTTGGGTTATTCTTTTCAAGTGTGTAAGTTGGCGTTGCTGGAAAAGTAGATGTTAAACTGATAAACAATTCTACCTTTGAGCCTGTTTGCCCTGCCTCACTTACTTGAATTAAAAACGGCGTTCTTGCGTACATTTTCTTTTATTGCTATGTCAATAATATTACTGACGGTTAATACATAAGGGTTAATTAATTCAGTTGGTAATTTCTTAAGTTTCGTTTCGATTGCATCACTAAAAAACATCGTTGGCTTAATACCACGATTGTAAATATTTCCTGCTATTATTTGCGCTATTGTTCTATAATTACCTTTCTTATATTTGCCTTCTTCGTCTCTTAATCTTATATTTTTTCGCTTTGCCCAAACTTCAATGTTTGTAACAAAACTTTCCCAACTTCCTGCATAATTTCCAGAACCAAATTTAAAACGGCTATTAGGTGCTTGCTGTCCTCTTATCTTTGCATTCTTTGAAACTTTACTTGGGTCTTTACCTCGAACCCCTTGGTCTTGGAAAAACCCGTAATCTTCCATTTGAAAGCCTACACGAATAGAATTTGGATAAACCTTACTTTCGCCTTTAATCGAATTATAAAGTTTCTTAGAAGCGTTCTTTTTACGCTTAGTTAAATTCGTTCTTGCTTGTTTAACAACTCCGTCTACAAACTTTTGAAGTGCTTTTGCTCTTTCGTCTTGACTCATTTCGTTAAGCGTTTAAATTCTCGTTGTTGTAAATCATCGCTTTGTTTTGTAAACGTAAGAAAAGTGAGGCATTTGCGGAGTCCCAACTTGGTGATTGCATCGAATCTTGTAACGTCTCCTTGAGCGAGGACGTGTAAGCTTCCATACCAACCCCATTGTTTTCCAAATTGAGTTCTTTCGCTAAGTGAGTTTTGATTTCCTGATTCATCTCCGTCTCCAAAAATGTCAGGGTAGCTTTCAATAAGTCTTTTTCTAAAGTCCAAAAAAAAACATTCGCACCCTTAACGATTTGCAACGGTGCGAATTTCATTAAATCGCTGTATTCATCGCTACCGTTGTAATCGTGAATTGAATAACGGTCTTTAAATGTTTCTTTAATTGGTCGATACATAACCGCCATTGCTTTATGAAAAGTTGAAACGTCTTGTAAGTACTTTTCTAAATCCACGTACTCCCCAAAACTAATCTCTTCTAAATTTGGAATAAAACCGAACTCCAAATCTTTAATTTTAAATCGTTGTTGAAACGTTCCTTCTGCTTCTAAAGTTTTTGTAAGTGAAATTATCAATTCAGTTAAATCGGTCATTCGCATTTTAGCGATTGATTTCAATTCTAATCCAGTGAAACATTGCACCATTTGCTCCATTAAAAAATCTTCGTCATCGCTATTTTGAGAAACGTTAACGAATTTTTGGTATGCATTAAGTGGTATTTCCGCAATTGATGTAGGTATGTTTATTTCAAGTCTCATACCTATTAAACTACAAAGTTTAATAAATGTTGTAAACGCCTTTGTTCGTGCTTATGGATTCCATTTCGTGGTAGCGAAGTGCATCAATTGCGTGATCGTTTTTTTTAATCGGTTTGTTGGTTGTTTTTCCAGTCTTATCGACTTCCCAACAATACCCTCTAAATTCTTTAATTAGATTAATGCTATCCGAAGTAACTAAATATTCTTGTTGTTGCATAACATCAATACCGTAATTTACTGAATCGCCGCCTTTTGTTACAGGATAAATTTGTAAACCCCTGCGCCTTATTTCTTCAATAGATTTTGGTTCTGCACAATCAGCATAAATAACTACACTTTTCGGTAATTCGTTGGCTATATCTCCATTTACCATTTGGGTTTTATAAAACAATTCTTTAACTATCCGTTTATCGTTCCATTTGTAAACTGCAATCGCTGCACTGACGTGATTTGCGAACCCAAAATCTAATCCGATTCCTAATAAACGGGCTTCACTTGGAATAGTATCTATTGTTTGCCAGTTGCTGAATACAACGCCTTGTAAGTTTCCAATTTGCCCCTCTCCATAAACACGCCACCAATTCGCCCAATAATTAGACGTTTTCGCTTTTTCTTTTTTAATCATTAAATCTTCCAAAGTTTCCTTTGAAATTCCCTCGTTATCTAAATAAGTAAGCAATAGAAATTCTGCATTGTGTTGTGGTAATATTTCAGAATGCACCCAAAATTCATTGTCGGGGT